TCATCAAAAATTGGTGAGATCAGTTTTGGTTATGCCTCACAGAAATTAAGCGGTGGCGCAAGCACTCAACAAATTTGGGGCGGCGTTGAGTTTGGTTCTAACAAATACAAACAGTTTCCAGTGTGGTCAGGTCGCGAGGGTCGAGGCTCACGCGGTTGGTTTATCTATCCGACATTGCGAGCTGCACAACCTGAGATCATTAAGCAGTGGGAACAGTCATTTGAGAAAATAGTTAAGAGGTACAACTAATGGCTGGAAGTCGTACCCTCAAACTCTCCATACTTGGAGACGTTGACAACCTTAACAAATCGCTTAAAGCAGCCAGCAAAGATGTTGACACTTTTGGCGACAAAATGGGCAAGGTTGGCAAAATGGTTGGCGCAGCTTTTGCAGCTGCTGCCGCTGCCGCTGGTGCTTACGCAATCAAGATCGGCGTTGAAGGCGTCAAGGCGGCAATCGAGGACGAGAAGGCACAAACACAGCTTGCGGTCGCTTTAGAAAACGCCACAGGGGCTACAAAGGCACAAATTGCCGCCACTGAGCAATCAATCTTGCAAATGTCTTTGGCAACTGGCGTGGCAGATGATGAGCTGCGCCCAGCTTTGGGACGGTTGGTCAGATCCACCTCAGATACAGAAAAGGCACAGCAACTACTTGCCACAGCTTTAGACATCAGCGCAGCCACAGGCAAACCGCTGGAAAGCGTTGCAAATGCTTTGGGCAAGGCTTATGACGGCAATACAGCATCACTGGGCAAACTAGGCATTGGCTTATCAGCTGCTGAATTAAAGACTATGAATTTCACACAAGTGCAAGGCAAATTGTCAGACCTGTTTGGTGGCGCAGCAGCGCGAAATGCTGATACATACGCAGGGCGCATTGCTCGCATGCAAATTGCATTTGACGAAGCAAAGGAAACAATTGGTTTTGCCCTGTTGCCAATCCTTGAAAAGCTTATGGGTTTTATCAATAACAATGCTTTGCCAATCATCAACGCATTTAGCGGTGCTTTCAGCCTCAATGGCAATGGTCTTGGCGGTGTCATCACAACACTTGGCAACATAATCACTAGCGTATTTACGCCAATCATCAATGGCATGATTAAAGCGTTTGGGTATGTTCGAGATGCAATCGGTGACAATCTTGACACTTTTAAGGAATTTGGCGCATTGATCGCAACCTATGTTGCACCAGTCATAGGCACAGTTTTGGGCGGTGCGTTACAGGTTGCAGGCAAGATCGCAGGCGGCGTTATTGACGTCATTGCTGGTGTTGTCAAAATTCTTAACGGTTTAATTTCAGGCGCGGTTGCAGGTATCAATGCTTTGATTTCTGCCTATAACGCAATACCGTTTTTGCCAAACGTCAGCAAGATTTCAACACCGTCCGTCAGTGTGCCTACAATCAAGACACCAACAGTGCCAACAACGACAACGACAATACCTAAGATTTCAGCACCGTCAGGCGGTGGCGCAACGACCACGTCAAGCGGTGGCGGTGTTTCAACTGCTGCAAAAGTGGCTGCAACCGCTGCCGCTGCGACGACTGGTGGCATTGGTTCATTTGATGCTGGGCGTTTCCGTATGGGCGAGGAAAAAGACCGCGCAGGTACAACAATTAACCTGACCGTGACTGGGGCGTTTGATAAGGAAGGCACAGCACGCACAATCGTTGACACATTAAACAACAGCTACTATCGCGGCACAGGCGGCGCAAGTAACCTGCAAATAGCATGACCCAGTGGACGCCAGTTTGGCTGGTAAAGATCGACGGCGTTTCTTACACTGACGCCGTTTTGGCTAACCTAACAATCAGGTCAGGTCGCACAAACATTTACGAGCAAGCCCAAGCAGGTTACGTCAATTTGCAGCTGCTAGACGTCAATCAAGCCACGATACCTGTCAGCATTAACAGCAGCATTTCAGTGCAGGTGCAGGACACATCAAGCACATACGTCCCGATCTTTGGCGGCACGGTGGTTGACATTGGGCTTGAAGTGCGCGACGTAGGCAGCACAATGTTCACCCAGACATACAGCATCACAGCACTTGGCGCGTTGTCTCGTTTGCCAAAGGCTTTGACAAATGGCGTGCTGTCTAAAGATTTTGACGGAGATCAAATCTGGACAATTCTGTCTGACCTATTGCTCAACACTTGGGCAGAAGTGCCAGCAGCTTTGACGTGGGCAACATACGACCCAACAACAACATGGGCAACCGCTGAAAACGTTGGTTTAGGTGAGATCGATCGCCCAGGTGATTATGAGCTAGCCGCACGATCTAGTGACCGCACAGATGTTTATTCATTGGTATCTGCATTGGCAACGTCGGGTCTTGGCTACATTTACGAAGACGCATTTGGGCGAATTTCTTATGCCTCAGCTACACACCGCAGTTTGTACCTGTCAAACAATGGCTATGTGCAATTGACAGCCAACCAAGCACGCGCAGCTGGTTTGCGCGTGGAAACCAGAGCAGGCGACGTACGCAATAACGTCACTATCCAATACGGTGCAACCAGCAGTGCAGAGCAAAGTGCTAGCGACGCCGACTCGATTTTGCAATACGGCACGTTGTCTCAGATCATTTCGACAACCTTGCACGACTCAGCTGATGCAACTCAACAGGCAAATTTCTATTTAGACTTGCGCAAAACACCGCAGGCAATTTTTAGCGAGATCACATTTGACTTGACAAACCCAGAGCTAGACAACAGCGACCGTGACAACCTCATTGGCGTGTTTATGGGTGAGGCATTGGCAATCAATGACTTACCAGCAAACATGGGCGGTATCTTTCAGGGCTTTGTTGAGGGCTGGTCATTTCAGGCGTCGTACAACCAACTCTCGATCACTCTTAACATTTCACCAGTGGCTTACTCATTGCAGGCTTTGCAATGGGACGAAATCTCAGCTGCATTTACTTGGTCGGGCGTGTCGTCAACACTCGACTGGGCGCGTGCAACAATAGTGGTCTGATAAGGAGACAACATGGCAAACCCAACAACAAACTTTGGCTGGCAAATGCCAACCTCAACCGATCTAGTCACAGACTTACCAGCAGACTTTGAGGTTTTTGGTCAAGCTGTTGACACCGCATTGGTTGATCTTAAAGGTGGCACAACGGGTCAGGTATTGTCAAAGGCTTCAAACACCGACATGGATTTCACATGGATTGAACAAGACGATACAACGCTGGCTTTTAATGCACAAACTGGAACAACTTACACATTGGTTGCAGCTGATCTAGGCAAATTAGTCACAACGTCAAATGCTTCAGCAATAACGGTCACCGTGCCGCCCTCAGTTTTCACAACTGGCAACACAATCAACGTTCAGTCAATCGGCGTTGGGTTGACTACTTTTGCGCAAGGTGCAGGAGTAACAATTACGTCAACGGGTGCAACTGCTTCAGCACCAAAGTTACGCGCACGCTATTCTGCTTGCACAATTATTTGCACAGGTTCAAACACATTTACAATTGTTGGTGATCTTTCGTAATGAATCCAATTCTTGGAATTTTAGCCAGTGGAATTACGGGCAATTTAAGCGTGTCATTTTCCACGGATTATCTTGTCATTGCAGGTGGTGGTGGCGGCGGCGGTGGTTCGCTTAGTGGCAACAAGTATGCAGGTGCAGGTGGTGGTGCGGGTGGACTTCGATCAACAGTTACTGCAACAGGTGGCGGTGGTTCTTTAGAAACTGCTTTAACATTAACTACTGGAACAAATTACACAGTAACCATTGGTGCAGGTGGTGCAGCGACTACCGATCAGGGTTCGAGTGGATCAAATTCAATTTTTAGCACAATTACATCAACTGCAGGTGGCGGTGGTGGTCGTGGTTCTCTTTCAAGCGGGGCAAGTGAAGCAGGTTTGACTGGTGGTTCTGGCGGTTCAGGTACTAATGGCGCCGCTGCTGGTACTGGTACAACAAATCAAGGTTATGCAGGCATTTCGGGTTCAGCAGCCTATGGTTCAAGCGCAGGCGGTGGTGGTGCGGGTGGTTTGCCACCACAATTAACTAGCGCTACTGGTGGTAATGGCGGCGCAGGAGTTTCTGTTTCAATAACTGGTTCTTCCGTCGCTTATGCAGGCGGCGGTGGTGGCGGTGGCTATTCAGCAGCTGTTGGTGGCACTGCAACTGCTGGTGGTGGTAATGGCGGTCATGGAGATTTGCCAGGTTCAACAAATGGAAGCAGTGCGGCGGCTAATTTAGGCGGTGGCGGTGGTGGTGCGGGTGCCTTAGCAACAGGCGGCACAACAACAGGCGGCAACGGCGGTTCAGGTGTTGTCATTTTGCGTTACCCAGACACCCGAACAATTACAATTGGCGCAGGTTTAACAGGTAGCGAAAGTGCAGCAAGCGGTGGTTATAAGCGAGCAACAATTACTGCTGGCACTGGAAACGTGAGTTGGACATAATGGCACATTACGCATTTTTAGATGAAAACAACATTGTGACGGAAGTGATCGTCGGCATTGATGAAACAGAAACTATTGAAGGTTTAACGCCCGAAATTTGGTATGGAAATTTTAAGGGTCAATTGTGCAAACGTACTTCATACAATAATAACATCAGAAAAATTTATGCTGGTATTGGTTATTCATACGACCCAATTGAAGATGCTTTTATACCTGTCAAATGTCATGATGAAGCTGTTTTTGATGATGTCAAATGGCATTGGGTTTGTACAAATTCTGATCATGACAAAATAGAAAATCTACCAATTGAGGTAAATCAATGACATACCCAAACGGAACAAATGCGCGACTAATCGAGGTTGCAGCAGCTGAGGTTGGTACAGTCGAGGAGGGCGACAACCTTACAAAGTACGGCAAATTTACAAAGGCAGACGGTTTGCCGTGGTGCGGTTCATTTGTCAATTGGTGCGCAGCTCAGGCAGGTGTCAAAATTCACAGCGTTGTTGGAACAGCTGTTGGTGCGCATAAATTTAAGGAAATGCAACGCTGGTCAACTATGCCTCAGCTTGGCTATTTGGCATTTATGGACTTTCCACATGACGGCGTAGATCGCATTTCACACATTGGAATTGTTGTCGGACTTATTGACACAAAGACATGTTTGACCATTGAAGGTAATACGTCAGGGACAGGCGATCAACGCAATGGTGGCATGGTCATGGTCAAGGTTAGGTCATACGGAGAGGGCAAGGAGATCGTCGGTTTTGGCATACCTAAATTTGTGCCATACAAGGGCGAATTTCCAAAGGTAGATGCACCAGCTGCAAAAGCAGCCGCAGTCAAAAAGGAGAGCAAAAAATGGAACAAGCAAAAGCCGTAGCAGCCTCATGGGCGCGCTCATTTCTAGCAGCTGCACTTGCCCTATACATGGCAGGTGTGACTGACCCAAAGACATTGGCAATGGCAGGGGCAGCAGCTGTTGCACCAGTGATCTTGCGCTGGCTTAATCCAAATGACAAAAGTTTTGGCAACTTGGGGAAGTAGCCAGAAACTTGCGGCGGCAGGGTTGGTTTGGGCACTTGCACTAATCCTGTCCGCTTGCGGGTATCAAGGCTGGACGCGCTATGAGTGTCAAGAATTCGACAACTGGTCAAAAGCGGAGTGTCAGAAACCGCAATGCCTCCCAACTGGAACATGCACTGACGACCTACTTGGCATTGACCCGTGATAAGCCAGCACGACGCAAATCACCAGAGGAAATACACGCACAACTAATCCTGATTATTGGGGCAACACTAGCTGCCGTGTTTTTGGTCGTTACCGTTGGCATTACCTATGCACTGATCTTTGTCACACAGCCAATTGGGGCACAAGCACCCAATGACGCTGCATTTATTGACTTGCTTAAAACACTTGCGATCTTTCTTACAGGTTCGCTAGGCGGTGTGCTGGCTGGCAATGGACTTAAATCCAAGCCAAAGTCACAGGACACGCCGACAAACACGCAAGGTTCTTGACCGCGCGCCGATCATGCGTCACCCTGAGTTCAGGTGGTAACACTTACCGCCTAGAAATCGGGAGAATTCTAAATGGTACTTGATCTATTAGACCCAGAGACTTTGGGTCGTTTGGTTGGCGTAATCTTTCTTATGGTGCTTGGCGGTGCAGCTGGTTATGCCAAAGGCTTTAAGGAAGGCAAGCGCGAAGGCATGGCACGCCGTAAGGCGATCAGCCGTCACATTTCAAACAAGGTGGCTGACTAATGACACTATTGGAAACAACAATCAAATGCAGCAGGTGTGAAGCAGAAACACCAGAGTCAGAAGTTATTGAAGTCCACGCATGGTGGTTGTGCGGTATCTGTTATGACGAGGTGTGATCATGGCATTTCTAGATAACTACGAAGGCAACAAAGAGCGCACAGATCGTTGGATAGCAACATACCCAGAGGGTCGTTTGCAGGCACACATTGTGGAGTTCAATGCTGAAAAGGGCTACATACTGGTGCAGGCTAAGGCTTGGCGTAACCAGACAGAAATCGAGCCAGCAGGCATTGATTACGCATACGGCTTTATTGCAGCTTACAACCCAAACATGAAACGCTGGTTTGTCGAGGACACAACTACCTCAGCTTTGATGCGCGTCATGGCATTGGTCATGGGCGGGACAGAAAAGGCAACTCGCGAAACAATGGAACAGGTCGAGAAGCTGTCAACAAAGGTTGCCACAGCTGATGTCAAGGCTGATTATGACTATTGGACAACAAAACACGGCGACGTGCCTAGTTACGCCACAGCAGGTGAAGCTGAGCAATCAGGCATACCGTCGCTGGGTTCATCAATTGACGAAATCGCAAACCAATTGGGCGGTCAACTGGTCGAGGAAAAGCCACGCTGCGAACACGGCACACGCGTTTGGAAAACAGGCGAGTCAGCCAAAACTGGTAAAGCCTGGGGCGGGTATTTCTGCACGGAGAAAGCCAAAGCAAATCAATGTGAGCCTGTTTGGTATCAATTAGGCAGCACAGGGCAATGGGTGGTGCGTTTGCCATGATCAACCCAAAAGACATTTACAAAGCAACCGACGGCAAGATTTATAGTTTCAGCGGATACGGCGGCGTAGAGAATTGCTCACAGTGCGACGATTTCACCCAAGTCAACGAATACGACCGAGAGGACGGTTTGGTCGTTTGGTTTTGTAAAAAGTGTGAGGACAGGTTACATTTATGAGCGATTACATGGAGATGATCGACGTTAAAACAATGACGTGCAAACTGCTTTGCAATGGCGAGGTTATCGCTGAGTACAAAGTAGAGCAGTGTGACAAATGCTCACAGATCACAAAACTAGACTCATTTGGCTATCAAAAAGGCTATGACGGACGCGAGAAGGTTATTTGGTTTTGCGGTGGTTGCCGTTGAAAATCAAGCTCACAGCAAATGAAATGTGTGTGTGCATGGTTGCAGCTGTCAAGATCACCAGCGACAAAGGCGACCTGCTCGAGTCAAAAGGTCATTACAACGACACACCGTTTATGACTTACTTGGCAGAGTTAGCAGAGTCAATTGGCAGTGAGTGGGCAGTAGCAAAATACTTTGGTTTGCCATTTGACCCATTTGAGGACAAAGGCAAGCGCAAGGCTGATGTCGGCGCAGCTATTGAGGTGCGGTGGACAAAGTATGAGCTGGGTCAGCTGATCGTCTATGAGTACGACAGACCAAATGACATTGCCGTGCTAGTAACAGGCACAGCACCCAATTACTACATAGCAGGCTGGATACCAGTCACAATGGCACAGAAGCCACGATACCGACACAGCAAGCAACCGACTTGGTGGGTCACACAAATCAACTTGCAACCTATTGAGAATTTGAGGAAATCCAATTATGGAACAAGTGCAATTTGAGTGCCGCATTTGTAAAAAGGTGACAAGGCAGCTCGTACATAAGATCACAGACAACCTGCCAAAAGGCGTTGAGGTTATTCAATGCACCAAGTGCGAGGTTATGGGTGTTGCCCAGATAGGAAACACAGATGCCGACGTATGAGTTTAAGTGCAATGTATGTCAAATTAGTATTGAGGTTGAAAAGTCCATACATGAGGAAAGCCAGCCATTGTGTTGTGGACAAAACATGAGCCGTACTTACTCAACCTTTGGTATTACATTTAAGGGTAAAGGTTGGGGACATCAATGAGAAAGTTATCCACAGACGTTATGCACAGGGTGTGCGCAACGCCCAAGAGCACGCTCAATTACCTGTTAACCTTGACAGGCTTGGTACGCTGGTTTCGCTTGAAGCGAGCCGCTGAGGCGGGTAGCTCGCAAGGGCGCAATCGGCTAATGGGCAAGGTCTATGCCATTGCGGCATTGCTTTCAATAACGACAACACTAGAAGCAAATGCAGCTAACTATTCAATAGATCACTTAAAGCTTTATGCACACAGCAGAATTCTTGATTACAAAGAGTTTCAATGTTTCAACAAAATCATTACCAAAGAAAGTCGCTGGTCATACACAGCACGCAATGGAAGTCACTATGGTCTAGGACAAATGAGGTCTAAGCACTATCGTAACCTCGACCCATTTAGACAGATAGATGCCACAATCAAGTACATAACAAACCGTTATCGAACGCCATGCAAGGCGTGGGCATTTCATCAAGAGAGGAACTACTACTGATGAGCAGTGCATTACAGGGTAACGGCAGTACAACCAAGTGGCGCAAGATAAGACTACGCATCTTGCAACGTGACGGTTATGTTTGCCAGATGTGTGGTGTGGAGGAGGCAAACAGCGTCGATCACATTGTGCCAAGAGCTGCTGGTGGCAGTGATGATGAGTGGAATTTGCAAACGCTATGCACTAGCTGCAATTCAAGCAAGGGAGGGCGTTTTTTTAGTGTGCCTAAGACACCTCTGAC